CTACCAAAGCGGCCCCCTCGGATAAGAGCAAGTTCCAACGCATATTCGATAAAGCCCCCGACATCCGTGAGCGTATGATATTCTTGGAGAATGGTAGGCGTGACAAGGCATACAGTCTCTTTATGCAGAATGTCTTTTCGTTCAAGATGTTTGCAAAAAACAAGAACGATGATGCTCCCGATAGTTTGGCAATGGCTATCGCTATGACCCATTCAAATGCCCGAGTTGAGGTATTCAAACGACCTTTCTAAAAATTATTTCAAATTCTCCTATGGTTTATCGTAAATTTCTGTTGACAAACCATAAGAGAAGTGGTATAATATATGTGTAGAATTATAAGTATGTAAAGGAGGTGTTCGGTTTGACCGAAAGTCGCACTTTTTTTGGTCGTCAGGTCATCCTCACGGATGTCGATGTCGTGACTCAGGATAATATTCTGTCCGTACTCGAAAAAGCCCTCTCGACCCACGAGACAAACCGTGGAGAAATCGAATATCTCTACGATTATTACAGAGGAAAGCAACCTGTCCTCGGTAGAGTAAAACAGATACGCTCCGAAATCAATAATAAGATTGTCGAAAACCGAGCGAACGAAATTGTTTCGTTCAAAGTCGGCTACCTTATGGGTGAGCCGTTGCAGTATGTTTGCCGTGGTGGCTCGGAGGATGCCTCGGAGGCTATCAACACTCTCAACGAGTTTGTGTTTGCAGAGGATAAGGCGGCAAAGGACAAGGAACTTGCCGATTGGTTCACCATCTGTGGTACGGCATACAGAATGTGTCTCCCTGACAAAGAGGATGACAAAGATGAGGCTCCGTTCGAGATTTATACCCTCGACCCGAGAGATACTTTCGTCATCTATCACAGCGGCCTTGGCAACAAGCCTATGGTCGGCGTGAAGTATATCATCCGAGAGGATGGTACTCGTATTTACAGTTGCTATACCGCAACCGAGTATATCGAGATACATAACAGCCCTATCAAGGTGAGTGAGGGCGGCAAGGAAATCGAAAAGCGTGAAAATAAGATTGCAAAAGTCGAACCTCACGCTCTCGGTATGATACCGATTATCGAATACCCGGCGAACTCCGCAAGACAGGGTGCGTTTGAAATTGTACTCCCGCTCCTCGATGCAATCAATGAGACTGCATCCGACCGCATTGACGGCGTGGAGCAGTTCATTCAAGCGTTGCTTATGTTCAAGGGTGTGGATATTGAGGCAAGTGATTTCGACACCCTCAAACAAAAAGGTGGTATCAAAGTTCCTGTCGAGGGTGATGTCAAGTACCTCATCCAAGAACTCAATCAGTCGCAGACTCAGACCCTCGTTGACCATATGTACAACACGGTACTCACCATCTGTGGTATGCCGAACCGAAACGGCGGTAGTTCCACAAGTGATACCGGCTCTGCCGTTATTATGCGTGATGGATGGTCGGCTGCCGAGGCCCGAGCAAAAGACACCGAGTTGATGTTCAAAAAGTCGGAAAAGCAGTTCCTCAGACTTGCATTGAGTATCTCTGCAACCATCCGCAGTTTGAACCTCAAACTCTCCTCTATCGAAATTCGCTTTACCCGCCGCAACTATGAGAACATTCAGGAAAAGGCACAGGTGCTTACTACAATGCTCTCGAATGACAAAATCCATCCTCGCCTCGCCTTTGAGCATTGCGGTATGTTCGCCGACCCGGAGATTGCATACACCGCAAGCCAAGAGTACGCTGAGGAGCGTAAAAAGGAAACCGAACAGGAACTCGAACTCTTTGCCGCAAAGCAAGTCGAAAATGACAAAGCCAAGGTAAATGATGAAGTTGACGAGCCTGATGATGAAGATGCCGAGGGTGATGACGATGTATGATTATACGGATGTCATCATTCGGTATCTGAATAAGCGGTTTATTGATATTTTTCATCAAATGAAATCGGTCATCTCGATGGATGAACTCAATATAATGCAGACCACTTATGTGATATACGATGAACTCCTCCGAGAGACAGAGGAAAAACTCTTGGAGTTGGCTATCTACTATTACACTCATACGGTCTCCAACGCAAAGACTCGCATCGACAAAGAGTGGCTTTACACAATACTCGATGCCTATGACCCAATAACCAAATATGTTTTCACCCACGAGGTTGAGCGTAAACGAGCAAGGTTTATGGAAAGCCTTATGGCAAGCACCAACAGGTCACACGAAACGGATGTGGCTCTGAGATATTGGTCAGCAATGGTGGCTCAATATGCAATCGAAATCACCGATGCCGCTGTAAAGCAAGCGTATATTGATGATGGCGTGATGCGAGTGATATGGGTCACAGTATTTGATGACCGCCGGTGCAAAGTGTGTGCCAAGCGTGAGGGTGAGATTTACGACATTGACAAGGTGCCGCCGAAACCGCATATCGGCTGTCGGTGCTACCTCTTACCCTACTAACGGAGGTACAGTATGAACGACACCAATCTGTTCTCCCCCGAGGTCATTGACGAAATTGTGAGGATTTTGAAAAAGGGCAACTCGGTGGAACTCAAAAAGGAACACGACAAATTGGTCGTGGTAGAAATCCAAAGAAAAATGAAAATAAAGGCCTCTATAATCGGGTAGAGGTAAACAGTCAATCGGGACTATGTGCTACGGCTCATAGTCCCATTTTCTTTTGATATAACGGCGAACGCCTGTTTATATGAGAGTGAACTCTAAACGCAAAAGGGAGACAACCCTACCAAAAACAGAAATAAGTGCGGAGTGAACCGCCTAACAAACGCAAGGAGGATTTGAAATGGCAAAAATCGACATCACAAAGATTGAGGGTTATGAAACGATGACCCCCGAACAGAAGTTGGCCGCATTGGAGGCGTTTGAGTACGAGGATGGCTCTGCCGAAATCGAACGATACAAGAACGCTGCAAGCAAGGCAAACTCGGAGGCGGCTGAGTGGAAGAAGAAACACAACGCATTGCTCTCCGATGAGGACAAGGCAAAGCAAGCAAGTGAGCAAGAGAACGCTCAGTTGCGTGCCGAGAGAGATGCTCTCTTGAAAGAAAAAACCGTAGGCGGGTATGTGACTCAACTTATGGCTCAGGGGTACGAGGCTGAGTTGGCACAGGAAACCGCACAGGCAATGGCTGACGGTGATATGGCTAAGGTTTTCGCCAATCAGACGAAATTCCTCGCAACGCACGACACCAAACTCAAAGCAGATATTTTGAAAGGCACTCCTACTCCCCCCGCAGGCGGGTCGGATAAGATGGATGCCGAAAAGTTCGCCAAACTTGGTTATGTTGAGAGGTTGAAACTCCACGATGAGAACCCCTCTCTGTACGCCGAATTGGCAAATCCCACAAAATAATTAAAAGGAGAAAACTACTATGCTTTTTGATGCAAAAAATTTCAACGGCGAAGTGTTCGGCAAGTATGTTGACACTATCCCCAATGTGAACCTCAACGAACTTTTCAAGTCCAAAGCAATCAAGAGAGACAGCCGACTCACCGCTCTGTTCAACCCTCAGACCGGCTCGTATAAGGGTACTCTCCCTTACTTTGGCAGACTTTCGGGTGCTCCTGTAAACTATGACGGCGGCACCGACATCACCGCAAACACTCCCGACACCTACATTCAGGAGTTCATCGTCACCGGCAGAGCCAAGGGCTTCCTCGAAAAGGATTTCAGTTCCGACATCACCGGCGGCGTACCCTTTATGGATAAGGTTGCAGCGGGTATTGCGGAATATTGGGCAGATGTCTATCAGGCGGGTCTGCTCTCCGTACTCAAAGGTATTTTCGCTATGAGCGGCACCGGCAACGCAGATTTCGTTGCGGCACACACTCACGACATTACCGGCGAGACTGTTTCCACTTTTGGTGCAACTACTCTCAACACCGCTCTCCAAAAGGCAAGCGGCGACAGCAAGTCTCAGTTCAGCATTGCATTTATGCACTCCAAGGTTGCAACTGACCTCGAAAACTTGCAGTTGCTCGAATACCTCAAATACACCGACAGCAACGGCATCACGAGAAACCTTGCTCTCGGCACTCTCAACGGTCGCATTGTCATCGTTGATGACGGTATGCCTATCGAGGAAGATGATACCGGCTACAAGTACACTACCTATGTTCTCGGCGAGGGTGCAATTACTCTCGAAGATGTCGGTGCAGAAGTTCCTTACGAGATGCACAGAGACCCCGCCATCAATGGTGGTCAGACTACTCTTTACACGAGAAAGAGATTTGTCATCGCTCCCGATGGTATCAGTTTCGTAGGCACTCCCGCCTCCAAGTCTCCCACCGATGCGGAACTCGAAAGCGGAGCGAATTGGTCGCTCATCCACAACGGTCAGAGTGGCTCTGCTAAGGCGTTCTTCCCCCACAAGAAGATTGCCATTGCACAGATTATCACTCGCTGATAATTTCACAAGGAGGTGAGTAGCAATGACCAAAGAACAAAAACTGAGCAAAATCAGCACCTTAACCGGGGAAACGGACAGGGACTTGCTACTCCCTTACCTTGATATGGCGGGGCAAAAAATCATAGCCAAAGCCTATCCCTTTCGTTCTGATGTGACAAAAGTTCCCTCGAAATACGAGATGACTCAGATTGAGATTGCGGTGTTTCTCTACAACAAGAGAGGAGCGGAGGGCGAAACATACCACTCTGAGAATGGTATCAACCGCACCTACGAAACCGCAAGTGTCCCCGACTCTATGTTGGCACACATTACTCCTTTCGTGAGTCCTCTCTAAGCGAGGTGAGCCTATGAAATGTTTGGAGCGAAACAAAGTTCCTTTCCATTATTGCCTATTCAAAGAGGTGGTTGACATTCTTGATGATGATGGTAATATTGCGGGCAATAAGGCTACCTATGATGCCCCTGTCAGGGTAAAGGCAAATGTCTCTGCCGCACAGGGCGAGGCACAAATCGAGCAGTTCGGCAACTCGGTGGAGTACGACAAAGTTATCCTCTCGGATGACCTCTCGCTCCCCATTGATGAAAGCACCGTACTGTTCGTAGATATTCCCCCTACATTCGATGCAGACGGCAATCCTCAGTTCGATTATGTTGTGCGAAAAATAGCCAAGTCTCTCAATACTCTCGCCGTTGCGATAAGCAAAGTGAGGTAAGTATGTTTAAGGTCAAGGTTACAGGTCTTGATGAGGTTATCAAGAAAATCGAAAACTTGAAGAACTCACTCGACTCTAAGCAACACGAACTGTTGGAAAGGTTGTCAGCCATAGGAATAGATGTAGCATCTGTCAAATTCAAGAACGCACAATATGACGGCATCAATGATGTCAGCGTTGACCCCTCTCCTGAGTGGGTCGATGAAAAAACACTTGTCATTACGGCTCGTGGTCAAGCAGTTGCGTTCATTGAGTTTGGTACAGGCGTTCACTACACCGAACAGCACCCGACAGCAGATGATGTCGGAGCAACCCGAGGGTCGTATGGTAAAGGCAACGGCTCAAAGGACAGTTGGGCTTACTACGGCAATCCCGGCACAAATGGTCATATCGTGAGAACTTTGGAGGATGGTACTACCGTTGTCCGAACTCACGGCAACCCGCCCGCTCGGGCTATGTACGATGCAAGTCAGGCAATGCGGGAAAAAATCGTTGAAATCGCAAAGGAGATATACAAGAGATGATTGATATTGAAAACGAAATCTTTACGGCTGTTTCCAATGCGGTCAAGGCGGTTTATTCCAATGCCAAACTGTCTCCCGAACTGATACTGTCTCCCTCTCAATTTCCTTGTGTCTGTGTCGAGGAGATTGACAATAATGTAGTCTCCCGCACACAAGACAGCGGATGCAACGAAAACCACGCCAACCTCACGCACGAGGTCACAGTCTACTCCAACAAAGTAGGGGGCAAAAAGGCTGAGTGTAAGGCGATAATGGGCATCGTTGACTCCGTGTACTCGGACTTTGGTTTCATCCGCACGATGCAAACCCCTGTTCCAACCAAAGATGCGACCAAGTATCGGATAACTTCCCGCTATAAGGCTGTCGCATCAAAAGAAAAAATCATTTACAGGAGGTAATCACTTTATGGCAATTTCCACATATAAAGTCTTTCTTATGATGAAAGACACCTCGACCTACAACAAACTCGTTGACATCAAAGATTTCCCCGACCTCGGCGGAACTCCCGAGATGCTCGAAACGACAACCCTTTCCGATGGTGGTCAGACCTATATTCCCGGCATTGATGCGAACGATGCTCTCGAATTTACGGCGAACTACACCAAAGATGACTACGAGGCACTCCTCGCCCTCAAAGACATCGAAAAGGATTTCTCTGTATGGTTCGGCGGTACTGTTTCTCAGGGTGTGGCAACTCCCACCGGCAGCCACGGTAAGTTTGACTTCAAGGGCAGACTCAGCGTGGTCGTAAATGGCGGCGGCGTAAATGAGGTCGTTGGTATGACCATCACTATCGCTCCCTCCACGGCAATCGTTCCTCACGCAGGGGAATAATCAACAAATAAAAAACTAAATTCGAGGTACGAGTTATGGCAAAAACAATCAACTTCACAACTTCCGAGGGACAGGAAATCACCTTGGAGTTCACAAGAAAAACCATCGAACAGATGGAAAGACAGGGCTTTTCTCTCGCAGACATCGAGACTAAGCCGATGACCACCTTACCCACGCTTTTTGCGGGTGCGTTCCTTGCACATCACCGCTACATTAAGCGTGAGGTCATTGACAAGATGTTCAGCAAGATGGGCAACAAAGACGAGTTGCTCGTTAAGTTGGCTGAGATGTACAATGAACCTCTCGAAACTCTGATGGGCGAACCCGAGGAGTCCGAGGGAAACTTGACTTGGGGAGCAAGTTGGTAAGTGACTCGCAACCCCGAATGGGGGTAGAGTCCGTTCGTGACCCTACCCCCAAATCTTTTTCTCAAACTTTCTATGAACACTTACCGTACTATTTGGCTATGGGTATGACTACCGATGAGTATTTCAATCAGGACTGTACCTTGGTCAAATGTTATAGAGAGGCTCAGAGAATAAAACGAGAGGAGCGAAACCAAGAGTTATGGTTGCAAGGTATGTACATTTACGAGGCAATCGGAGATATGTCCCCTGTATTGAGGGCGTTCTCTAAGAAAGGCACTAAGCCTTTGCCCTATCCTACCGAGCCATATCCCATAACCAAGGCTGAGGTCGAGGCCCGTCAACAGCGGGAGGAAGAACGACAAGCCGAGAAAATCAAGGCGAAGTTCTCCGCTTGGGCTATCAATTTTAACGCTCATCTCAAAAAATAACCTATAAGGAGGTGAGTATATGGAAAACGATGCGGTTGTTGACAAAATTCATATTGAGGTCACAGGTGAAACCGAGGATGCCTCGGGTAAATTGGATGGCATCCTAAAAACCTTAAAGAAACTCAAAAAAGTCACAGATACTGCAAACGGTATCAATGAAGATGGTACGAGCAAGATTAACAATCTTACCTCAGCCATCAAGTCGTTGTCTGATGCGGGAAACACGCAAGGTTTGAACAGCGTTGTAAAGGTTTTGCGAAAACTAACCAAACTCGATTTTTCAAACCTCAACGGTGCCTCCGATGTTATCAGACAGGTCTCTAATACAATGACCAACACTCCTGTATCAAATGTCGCTCCCGAGACAACCGCTTCCCCTGTTGTGGTGACGGAGGTCGCCGCAGCGGCATCAGGCACTACCACTATCGACCCCGGTGTGGAGATAGACAACACCTCGGCTAAGATGGATG